AACAACCGTTGAGTGCTCTTGTATTTGTCTTACAGAATCTGATTTAATAAGACCACTTTCATACTTTTCATCTGCTTCAGGTACCATACATAAAATACGATAGCCTTTGACATCAGGAAGTTGGGTAGTAAGTTTAGCTAATGCTTCATCTTCACTTACTTTTTTACCATCAGTGGTAGTTGTGTTTTTGGGTTTTTTAATTGGCTTGCCACCAGAGTTTACTATAGTTTTATCTGGTGTAGCTAAAAGGTAGTCACTTTCAATATTAGGGTCTATACTCATTTCTTATCCCCTTTATCCATAGTAACTACATTATCTGTAGGGCTACTTTCAAAAGTTTCTTCTTCTTTTTTGTGCACTACCAGCATATCAGAAATCATCATTTGAACTGTATCAAATCCTCTAACCTGTCCACATGCATGTTGATAACCTCCAAGGTCTGCACCCCCTCTAGCCATATCTTCTGTTATTTCGTTGCGTCTTTCTTTTATCTGGCTGGATAAAAGCATAAGCGTTTCTTTCTCTGCCATGTTAATCCTTTATATTAGTTAGTGTTATCCTCATCTTTAGTTTCTTTTATCTCAGTTTCGTCTTTTAACTTTTGCACATGTGCAGTAGTTTCATTACGAACCTTAGATTCTTTTTCGCGTAAGTTAATATCTTTTTGTTTATTAACTGCTGCCGCTCCCAATTTTGCACCTTCTAAAACTTCTTTAGTGTTTATTTGTTTTTGCTCCATCTCTGCTTTAGCTCCAATCTGAGCTCCAGCAATAGTTTCTTGCGAAGTAAGTCTAGCTTGCTCAAGCATAACATCTCGTTGTACTTCAACAGTAGCTTTTTGTTTATCAAGTTCTAACTTAGCTTTATCTAACTCAATATCAGCCATAATTTTTTGCGCTTTAACTTGAGTTTCTTGTTTTTTAATTTGAAGCTCTTCTTTTTGCATTTGAATTATTGGGTCTTGTTCTTGTTGTTGAGCTTTTTGTTGTTGCTCCTCAGCTTTATTAGCTTGTAAAAGTTTTTCTGCGCCAGCTGCTGAAAGTTGAGCTATTTCATTTTCTACACTTGGCGGTAATGGTTCATCAATTGGCGGAAGCGGCACACCTAATTGTTTTTCAATTTCTTTTCTATATTGGAAAGCTATATGTTCTGCAACATGTGATTCCATAGCTGCTACAATCATTCCTGCTTTTTGACTTTGCCCTACTAACTGTTTAATTTTAGGGTCTTCGGCAAACGCCATGTGAACTGCAATATGTGCTTCATGGTCTTGGTCAAGAAATGCTTTGACTGGTTTGCCATTAATAATATTCATATTTTCTGATACAGGGTCTAACTGTTTAACATCATCTTCATCTGGTATAAGTTTACTTGCGTTCTTAACACCTAACACGTCTAACATTTGACGGTTAAGTTCTGGTAAATCGTATATATCAGGATTTTGCTGTGCCATTTGCATAACTGCTTGATACTGTACAACTTTCTGAGCCATGGTTGCAGCATTTGGGTCCGCTACAGGAATTAGTTGTACCTTATCATAATCTACTTGTTTAGCTCCTGGTGTTCCTGTTGAAGGGTCATATTGATAATTAGGGTCAGTGTAGTCCCTTATCAAAGTTTTAAGTAGACCAAACTCTTTTTTCATTGCATAATAAATACGAGCATTAACTGCTGACATTACTTTTAGTGTTCGTTCTAATATAGCAAGTGTAGAACCTACTGGAGAGTTAGCTGACATATCAGATACTTTCATATCTGCAGCAGAAGCAAAACGTCTGCCTTCGTCAATAATTTTATCCATCAAAGCAGCAAGCACTTGGCTAGGCTCTTTATATGGAAGAGGCATTAAGTTATCACGTATGGTACCAGCTGGTGCATCTACATCACGCCATTCAGCTGGAGCAATTGGAGTATCGTCGCCTTTGATACGTAAGCCTCTCGCTTTGAAACCACCTGGGAGATTTGATAATGTACCTGCGTCTACTAACTGTCTTAATAACATTGTGCCTGATTTTGAAAACCCACCAATTAGGTGTATTAAGCCAAAGCAATAAAATCCAAAACCAGGAATATAACCATAGTGAACAAAATGTTCTCTACGCTTTTTCATACTATCATCTTGATTCCAATTACGTCTAATAGCTAAAATCTCTGAAGTGCCTTTATCGACGGTTACAACATACGGAAGTGCTATTCCTGTTTTTCGATTACCGTCTTTATCTTCATAACCTTCTAAGTCAAGGTTGACATTCATTTCTAATATTTTATATCGGTCATCATTAGTAGCATCAAAACCCATTTGTTCCGCTATCTTTTTTTCTACCTCATCTAAGTCATAGCTTGGCTCACCTAACTCGGTATCACGATAGAAACCCATCTCTTGTAAATTGTGAATCTCTTGTTTAGTTTTACGCATAACATGCGTTACACGTTCAGCTGTTTCTAAGTTAGATGCACCGTAAGGTACCACCATATCTTCAGCTGGTACAAAGATAGATACTTGACGTTCTAGTGCTGGGTCATAATAAACTTTTTTAAATGCATTACCTGCTAAACCTAACCCCCATAACATTCTTTCATGCTCTGGTCGGTACTCTGGCATTTTATCCATGAGTTGATAATTCATATTCTCTTGCACACGAGCTGCTGCTTTAATACACTCGTCTGTTTCTTTACCAATAATAGAAGTCTTTACAGGGCCTGCAGCTGGAAAGGTCTCCATCATAGTTTCAGCTTGGAATTTAACTAATGCTTCAGAAAGAAGCGGGTGATATACAGCACATGCACCTTCCCACGGTTCGGTGCGTTCTTCAATTTTAAGACCAAGTAGTTCTAAGCCATCAACATATGTTTCTAGCCAGTCTTTTCGTGAATTAAGGTCATTAGTAAAATCTTCAAGTAAATCAGAAGATAATTCAGCCATATATTGTTCATCTAATTCTTCAGCTAAGTTTTTATTAAACTCATCATCAGCCATAGCGTCAGGGTCAATAACAATTTCAGCATCACCAATACCAATCGTAACTTTTTCTGGGTCTTCTATTTCTATTTCAATAGCTTCTTCTGACTCAGCCATTTTTTCAACTCCTACTGGAGCTGCATATAATCCCTTATCTATATCTGCCATTATTTTTCCTTAAATTACATTGCGTAATATTTTTTCTGGTTATGACCTCTATACATCTGTATATCATCTTCTTCGTCACTTGGCAAGCGAATAAATCCACCCTGCCTAAACCTAGCAAGTGCTAAAGTTGTTGCGTCCACCAAGTCATCGTTAGCGCCTGACGGAAAATCATTACATTCTTCAATTACTTCATTTGCCCATCGTCTATCAGGAGCCCATACAACGCCCCCACTAAACAAATCTGATACTGCATTTACTCTACTTATCTTATCTTGCCCTTTTCCAGGGGTAAACTCTCCTACTGGAATCCCCATACGTCTAAACTCTTGGTAAAGTGCAGCACCATTAGACTTTTTCTCTACTATAAACGCGTCAGGTTCCTGTTCTCTGTATTCTTCTATACAAAGTTGTTTTAACTCTGGAAATTCTAGTCGTTGTTTTATCGCATTAAGTAATATTATAGCGTAATTATTAGTCTCCTCGTCAAAAAAGACGCCCCATGTCGTCAATGCGTTGTAATCGGCTCTATTATTAGCTTCTTGTGCAGCATCTAAGCTCATTATTATAAATTCACAAGCTGGTGGGTCTTCTTCTTCCCAAATATTCCACCATTCTCGCTTAATTAACGCACCTTCTTCCGATGTTGGGTTCTGTAAATACTGTGCGTTCCAATATCTTACGTCCAAAGCTGCTCGTCTTGACTGTAATTCTTCTAAAGGCCAGAACTCTGGCCAAAGCGGTACTTCTTCTCCGCGTTTATCTTCTAAAATAGCTGGAAATTCAACAACTTCCCAATCATCTACTCCTTCTTGCTTAACCATTTGATTAATTATCTGTCCAGTAAGGTCTAATTTAGACCATCGGGTCATAACAACAATAATAGCACCACCAGGCATAAGACGCTGAAGCGGACCGGACTGAAACCATTCCCAAGCTGGTAAGAAAACATCCGATTTACCCAGTTTTGCATCTTGTTCTGAGTGCGGGTCATCAATAATGAAAAGGTCGGCACCCCTACCAGCCAAAGCACCGCCAACACCGATTGCAAAATATTCACCGTTAAAGTTTGTGCCCCATCTTGAAGCCGATTTACTGTCCGCTTGAAGGTTAATCTCAGGGAAGATGTCCTTATACGGGTCTGAACCCACAAGATTTCGGACTCGACGACCAAAATTAACCGCAAGGTCAGCAGTGTGAGATGCCATGATAACTTTTTTAGCAGGATGATTACCCAAATACCAGGCTGGCGCCAGATAGGAAATAAGCTCCGACTTTCCATGTCGAGGGGCAATGTTAACGATAACTCTTTTGCGTTTGCCCTGAGCGATTTCTTCAAAGAGTTTAGCGAGTTTGGCATGGTGTGCTCCTACTTTGTAATCTGGATATACGTGTTTTATAAAATCTAAGAATTTTGCTTTCCCCTTTTTCTGTGTAAGTTCTTTTTTGTATTGTTGTAGTAATAGTAAATTTTTTCTTCTGTCACTCTCTGACATATGGGGTAAAGATTTTTGCAATAAGTCTAAGTCTTGTTGGCTAATCATCGTCTAGTATCTCGTGGTCACCCTCAATAACTTTACCCTTTAACTCTTCAATAGTTTTTAATAGTTCTTTTTCTAATTCCTCTCCAGTTTTATTAATGTGTGTAATTTCTGTTTTCTTTTTAAATGCATCAACTCCATCTATTTCTCCTATCATACGTAATGCAGCTAAACGTTCTCGTGAAGATTTTGCAGTCTCTGCTTCTTGTACAGCGCGGTTAAGAACATGAAGTTTAAAATCCGCCATGTCTTTTACTAACATACAGTTAGTCTGGGCTACCATTCCTGCAAGGTATGCCATTGTCTCATTAGGGTAATTATCAAACTCAGGACGTATTTCTGGGTTGGTCATCATTTCTTGAGCTAAAGACTCTGCTTTCTCTATATCTTCAGTGGTTGGTTCTATAACTTCATCTGTAATATCAGATAGCATTTTAATAGTGTTAGTCCTCGCTTTTATTTCTTCTGCCACAGTCATGTCGGGCAATGCTTCTTTTGCGTTTTTGGGTAACGGGATGTTTTCTTCTATATGCGGTACTACTACCGTTTGATTACTTTTTGACATGGGTCGCTGTATACCTTTGATAATTAATGTGCAGCTATGGTTTGAAGTATAACTAACTAATTAAAGAAAGGCAATAAGCAAGAGCCATTAGAAAGAACGCTGTGTATATAGATATATTTTCCATACTCTATTTTACCAAGATTTTTGGTATTTTTTTGCAGAAAATTTTTTTATTTAGGAATTAGTAAAGTGACCGGGGGGTATTTGAAAATTGGTGGGATTATTTGTGCAGATATAAGTGTGTGTGTATGTATGTGACTCCTGTTTTTATATGCGTGGGTGGGTAGGGGGTAGGGTTGGAATATGTAAAGTTAATGTGTGTACTTCACACAGTTCCATATGGACGAAAAGGTCCCAAAAATTTTACAATTAGTCAATCTATGCCATACTTATATTAAGTCAACGAAACAATGTTGGTCAGTATGTAGTTATTATATATGCACTTCGCATATAGGCTACATGCGCACGTTAGGAGAATTATTATGGACAAATCCGTCCCTAATAGTAAACCCTTGGATACCGCCGTCACTGACGCGGTAACCGTGGTACATAATGTACCAACCGAAGCGGACAATCTTGTCCAAACTCAGGCTACACTGGGCGACAAAGTAGCAAACAACGCAGGTGATTTACTGGAGCTGTTTTTGCCTTTCATGCCTGCATCGTACCACGATACGAAACCAAAAGACCGGAAGCCTACGTGGTATGCAGACCAGATTAAGGGATTATTCTCTAATCTGCTTAAGGACAAAGCCTACGAGAAGCGCTTCATTAATTCTCTTGCGCTTGCTTATGACCTGAACTACGAGGTCAAAGTAAGTAAGGGCGA